AAAGAGGGTATCGAGAGAAAGAAGAAGAAGATAAGAAAACAGGAAGGGTTGTTAAAATTAACATCACCACCGACAAATGACGAGCGAAACTACATACGACACGCATATAAACAGAATCTACCTAGACCATGCCCACGAATGCAAGGACAGGTATTTGTTTTTATTTGGCGGCGCTGGTTCTGGTAAGTCTGTGTATGCTACTACTGCAAAAGTCGTTTTGTCGTGGTTTTTAGCTCCCACAAAAGAACGCATTTTAATAGTGCGTAAAGTAGCCAAAACGCTAAAACAAAGCTGCTGGATGCCAATTGAGCACACGATAAAAGAAATAGGTATTTGGGGGGATATGAAGGTTAATTTAACTGATAAGGTTATTGAAGACACTGAAACTGGCAACGCGATAATAATGGTCGGAATGGATGACCCCGACAAAATAAAATCAATTTACAATATCACAAAGATATTCATTGAGGAGGCAGACGCGCTGACTGAAGAGGAATTTTTGCAGTTGGATTTGCGCCTTCGCGGTCAATGCGATAGCTATTTTCAAATTGTTTGCGCGTTCAATCCTGTATCAAAATTTCATTGGTTGGTTAAGTATGTAGAGCCGCAATTTTTGCCACAAATGCCCGAACACATAATCGACTTAACCTACTTAGTTCCGGGCAAAGTTTGGAGATTTGCGACCAATTCAGCAAGCGGAAAACTGTACACTACTACGCTAAATACGACTTATAAAGACAATAGCAAGATAGATGCTGCTTATATTTCGCGCCTTCAATCTCTTGCATCTGTTAGTGAGGATTTCTATCAAGTGTATGAGCGTGGTCGATGGGGGACGGCAGGGGCTGGCGATTTATACTGTCCTAATTTCAAAGAGGCGGTGCACGTATCACAAGTGATTCACGAGCCACAAATGCCGCTGCATTACACCTGCGACTTTAACGTCAAACCACACATGACGGGGTTGGTAATACAAATGCGGTACGATAACGGGAAGTACATAGTAAACGTAATTGATGAGTACGAACTGCAATACCCTGACAATCACGCCCAAGCACTAGGAACGAATTTTATCTATAAATATGAACAATTTGTAAAATTTGGCGTATTTTTATACGGTGATGCTTCTGGAAATAACAGGCTAGGCACAAAAGACACAAAAAGCCTATTCGAGGACGTTCTAAAAGGCTTCGACAAATACGCGCTAGCTATTGAAAAGCGAATACCAACGCATAACCCAAGATATGATAAGATTGCGCCAAATTCATTGGGTCGCAGGGCTTTTTTAAATGCTGTATTTTCCGGCAATTTGCCTGTTGTTGTAAATATCCACCCGAGATGCAAAGAGCTTGTTAAAGACTTGATTCATTGCACACAGGATGCAAACGGTCGCCTTGCAAAGCCTAAAAACTCGCAAGGGTATGAGGAAAGAGGGCACGCATTACAAGCACTAGAATACTTTATCTGTCACCCTCAAACACTGGGAGAGCTTGCTAAAATATGATAACACAAGAACAATTAATAAAAAAGGTTCATAAAGCATCGGAAGGCAAATATCACGCCTTTCACGATAGAACAACGCGTCTTGCCAAGTTTTACCGCCAAGTTACGACAGGGCAGCAACAGGGAGAGTTGGTTGTAAGTTATAAGCCTTCAGAAACTCAACAGCAAAAGGAGCAACGCCTCGAAATTTACAAGTCAAAAACACAATCGACTATATCTGTTATCATGTCGCAATTTGCTGTTGTAAAAGGCACGCCACGAATTGCCGATTCTGTAGCCTATGCTGCTGACGAAAACAGCCAAGTAATAGCAAATAAGGCTAAACTGAACGCTATAATATCCCGTTTTTATGGCAAACAGACATTGCAGCAGTATCTAGAGGAAAAAGAAACACAATACGCGTTATTAGACCCAAACGCATGGCTTGTAATTAGTCAAGTTCAAACAGAAAGCGGCTTAGAAATACAGCCTTTTATTTTTGCTTCCGAAAACGTGATAGATTACTCGGAAAAGGGTGGGATTACAGAGTTTTTTATAGGTCGCTACTACAATACTAAACAGGCATCATATCGCGCATATACCAAAGGTTTAGAATTGGTTTTTATTCCAAACACTGAAGGCGAAATAAAGCCAGAAACAGAGCCAATTCAAAGCATAAATATTGGAAGCGTTACATATTCAATTTATGCCTATCCTAACACGCTATCCCATACTCCAGCCATGCGTTTCGGGTACATCCCCGACAATGCAACGAACGGCGAAACTTACACCGGAATCGTCGAGGCTGCTAGCGAAGAATTGCGCGACATTATCAACCAAAAAAGTGAATACGACCTATCTCTAGCCTTGCACACTTTCCTTAAAAAGTATCAGTATGTAGATAGATGCGATTACAGGGATTCAGAGCAGCCGCATATTAGATGTGATAGTGGTTATTTAGCCCCGTCCGGTGGTGTATGCCCAAGCTGCAAAGGCAAAGGCTTTAAAATGCACGCCACAAGCCAAGATGCAATACTGGTTAGCAAGCCAAAATCAGATGACGAAAAAGAACCGGTAAAGTTGTCAGAGTTGGTACACTACGAAACAATGCCTTTTGACATCGTGAACCACCAAGCGCAGCGTGTTGCTGAGTTAGAAAAGAGCATACCTAATACCATTTTTGGCGTGGATATTTCGGCGAGAATAACAGGCAATAAGACAGCTACAGAAATATCCAACTTTTATGATTCTGTTTATCAAGTTATAACCCCATTCGCTGAAAAAATCAGCCAGCTTTATATCTTTTGCGTTACCGTTATTGCTGAATATTTTGGCATTGGCGAGAATTTGGTAGTAAACCACCGCTATCCAAAATCTTTTAAAATGGAAACGCTGGCAGACTTGCAAACACTGTTGAAATCTGCAAAAGATAGCGGTGCAAGTTCAGAAATAATTTGGGGATATGAGCAGCGAATTTTAGAGCTGCAAAACAAGGACAGCCCACAACAGATTGAAATGGCAAAGACGATGCACCGCGTAAAGCCTTTCAAATCTTTGAGCGAAAACGAGCGAACACTAGCCCTTTCTATGCTTCCAGAAAATGACTATTTCAGAGTGCTTTATATGTACTTGGATGTTATTTTTAGCAGCATAAAACAGCAACGCCCTGACTTTCTACTTCTTACGCCGGAAAATCAAGATAAATTAATTGATGCCGAAGTTAAAAAGCTGCAAGCGCAATTAAAACCAGTAACTCCAACCCTTGAAACGCCAGCAGTATGAGACCAACTAAAAAGCGCGCAACAGAGATGCAAAAAGCTGAAAAGGAGCTCATGGCATTGAGTACAGACCTGCAAAGTCAGTACCTAGAATCTGTTATGCGCGCGGTCAATAGCGCTATTAATACGAAAGGTAATTCAATAACTACTATTCTTAATTCTAAGCTATTTTTAACGGCATGGAAGCGAATAGTTGGGCGCGGTGTGAATGACTTTATGAAAGAGGAATTAATGAAAATCGAGGAGCAGACAACGCAATATTACAGTCAATACGATTCAGAGCTTTTGCCATTTTCAAAGATAAAACAAATTGTAGTCAATGATTTAAAGCTCAATATTTCCAACTTTGCGACTAATTTTAACGATAGCGAAGTAGTGGCTAATAGAACCCGAACTTTTGCTCTTGGTCTTATTCAGCGCGATTTAAGTAGTGCTGATGTTCGTAAAGAAATGGAAAGTTTTGTGCTTGGTAATGGCGAAAAGTTGGGCGTTGTGGATAACTACAATATGTATGAAACGAGGGTACAGGATGTATTTGCTGAGTATGACCGCCGACTTTCAAATGCCTACGCAACTCAATTAAATCTAAATTATTTCATATATCAAGGTGGTGAGATAAAAACAACGCGCGACTTTTGCGAAGAACGGAACGGAAATGTTTACACACGAGAGGAGGGGCTTGCTTTTAATTCGCTAGATTGGGATGGAAAGAAAGCAGGTAATTTCTTCTTCACCGATTGCGGTGGATACAACTGCCGCCATTTTTGCGACTGGATAAGCTACGAATTAGCGAAACAGTTAAGACCGGGTATTCCTAAATCAACATTTGACACTAATTAAAAATATTGATAAAAAACTAAACAAGTAATGGCAGCACCGTATAGGATTTTAGTAGATGGGACGCCTTTTGACCCTACAAATTTTGGGCAAATTTCTGTAACATTGACACTTGTTCAGGAAAAAGGGAGTTATTGCTTCCGGCGAGAGCTGAGCGATAAATTAACGTTCCGCAATGCTGCATATCAATATATTCTATCACAAATAAATCTTGGTCAATGCGAGCGCGTAGATGTTGTTATAGACGAATATTGCGAGGGAAGCTGGGAAAACGTAATAACTTCATACTTTACTCGCCAAAACGCTACTGTAAAATACGACCTTTGTATTATAGAGGTAGAACTTGAAAAGAATGACGAGTATTCATGTTTATTGGATGGAGACGGGCAAACAGATGTCAATATTTTAGCGGCTAACTATTTAGATTTACCCCCAAATGATTTTACATATGTACCAGTTTACGGCTTAGAGGTTGCAGCACTAGAAACTGGTTCTCCAGCGTGCGCTTCCGTTCCAGATTGGGGTGCTGCTTACGGTTATTATGCCTCTGCTTTAAATCAATACTGTATCTATGCTCGTTATGTAGTTAAAACGCGATGCGTTGCAGGTTTGCCGCAGGAGCCAGCCCCAGCATTAACCGCGTGGAGTTTGTTGTCAGACGATTGCGCTACAGATGGCACAGCTACTTGGTGGCGTAACGTGCAAGCAACTGAATTAACGCTAATTTTAAGCACTTACAACTGTATAGGGGCAGCTTGCACACCTGCTTTATGTAATTTGTTTTGTGTTAATGTTCGAGGAATTGACGGCTCTGGTGGTTATTTGCCGTCTGATATTTTCCTAGTGAATCCTGTGCCTCCTTTCGAGTATGAGCGTGTTTGTGCCTGTCCTGTTTATTTGGCTTTTTCGCTTAATAATGGGCGTTTTTTAGTGCCAGCTATGGACTATATTTTATCGCAAACGTGCCCGGACTTGACGATAGAATCGGAGCTATTGACTAATGAAACGAACTACGTTACGGGCTCGACTAAAAACCCGCTAACAGACCTTTATTTATTTCAAAAGTCGGACATTGTTAACCCGACAGCTTCTGAAGTCGCTACGATTGGAAATATAAGCATCGTTAATTTATTGGGCGATTTGTCAAAGTATTTCAATTCGATGTGGTATGTGGATACTGCCACAAATAAGCTAGTTTTTGAATATGTAACGGTAATACTTCCTAATATTGTAGGCTTTGATTTAACAACATATCAAGGAGGCAAATGGGCAAAGAATAAAAACACAATTTCATACGATAAAGACCAAATTCCGAAAGAGGAAACATTTACTTATCAAAACGATGCAATTTCTATTGACTTTGTTGGATATCCAATAACCTATAA